CAAGCGGTTGTGTCAGGAAATGGACAGCCGGGAGTTTGCCGAGTGGATTGCGATCCACCGGCACTTCCACCCACTCCCTGACACGTGGCGGCAGACGGGCTTGGTGGCCAGTGCGACGCTCGCGCCGTACTGCCCACGCGGCAGGACACCCAAGGTCGAGGACTTTGTTCCGATAGTGAAAGGCCCGCAGCACGAATTGCAGATACAGGAAGCGTTGGAACAGTTGGCGAAAGACTTGGCGGGTGAATAATGTCAAACACGGCAATCGGCCTTGGAATTCAGTTCACTGCCAATGCCAACGGCATGACCAAGGGCCTGTCGCAGGTTGATCGCCAGCTGCAGAACCTCGGCAAGCAAGCGGCGGCGGCGGCGAGTTTGTTTGACGGCTTCGCTTCTTCAAGCGGTGCGGCTGGTGCGGCCCAGCAGCAATTTGCCACGGATATTAGCTCCCTGACGAGTGCGTACCAGGCCAGCCAGATATCGGCCCAAGAGTACGCGTCGCAATTGCAGGCAATTACCGCCGAGGCCCGCACGGCGGCCGCTGCGTTTGCGGAAGGTGCGAGGATCACGGACCAGGTTGCCACGGCCGAGGAGCGGCGGACCGCCGAGCTCGAGCGGCTCGGGCAGCTGCTCGCGCAAGGAGCGATCAGCGAGGAGACCTACTCGCGTGCCGCGGCAGAGGCCAGCGGTGCCAACGAAGAGGCTGCGGCAGCCGAGACCGAGCGAGCCAAGGCGTTGTCGAGGGCGGCTCAGATTACGCAGGCCAACCTGTCACCTCAGCAGAAGTACGACGCGGCGGTCCAGGAGTTGAGCGACCACCTGGCCGCTGGCCGCATCTCGCAGGAGACGTACAACTCGGCAATCGCCAAAGCTACGACAGACTACGACAAAGCCGCTAGGGCCGCCAACAAATTCGACGACGCAACCGCCGCCGGTAGTGGTCGCGGCACGATGCAGTTCAACGAGCTTTCAGGCGTGCTGTCGGCGCTGCCCGGCCCGATTGGAAACGTGGCCGGTCGGCTGTCCGGTCTATCCTCAGCTGGCCAAGGTCTGGGCAAAGTTTTTAGCGGCGGTGCTGGGCTGTCGGGCGGTCTCGCCAATATTGGTGCCTCAGTGGCCGGGCTGGTGAACCCGTTCACCGTCGGCCTCGCTGCGGTTGCTGCGTTTGGTGCCGGTGCCAATGCAGTGGCCAGCGGACTGCTCGATCTGGAAGACCGCGTCGAGAAGCTCGGCAACACGGCGGACAAGCTGGGCGTCTCGTTTGAGTTCATCCAGACGCTTGAAGAGGCGGGCAACCGCTCGGGCGTTTCCATCGAATCGGTCAGCAGTGCTTTCGGCAAGCTGCAAAAGACGCTCGCCGGTGCAGACGAGGAAAGCAAGGCCGCGACGGCGGCTCTTGCCAAGCTGGGCATTGCGTTCACAGACCTGGAGAACCTCAGCCCAGAGGAGCAGATCCGGCTGATTGGCGAGCAACTGCAGGGCATCGAAGATCCGGCGAAACGCACTGCCGCTGCCATGCAGATCTTTGGCAAGAGCGGCGCGGATTTGCTGCCGTTCTTCGCCAACCTCGGCCCGGCGGCGGATGACATTGAACGGCTCGGCGGCGCTATGTCTGAGATCGACCGAGGCCGCATCGACGATTTCGGTGCAGGCGTCGACGCGCTGGGCGTTGCCAGTTCCAGGCTCAGTGAACTGCTACTGCTGCCGTTCGCTGGCCTGGGCGAAGGCATCTCACAAGGCTCGGCCGAGTTCCTGGGCGGCATCAACGCCATCATCGGCCCGATTGGCGACGTGCTGGAACCCATGCTATCTCGGCTGGGCACGACGTTTGAGATTGTTGGCGTGATTCTCGGCGGCATCGGCCGTTCTATTGGCGCGCTGTTGGCTCCGGTGGGCGATCTGGCTCAGGCGTGGGGCGGCTTGACGGGCGGTTTCGATGACGGGCTGGTGGACGTTGTCCGGTATTTCGTCGACGCGGAGGTGGCAGCGCGAGAGTGGCTGGCCTCATTCAGCCCGCTCAATGCAATCACGGACGGCATCGGTGGCCTCGGCGAAACCATTTCGCGTATCTCCAACATCATCGGCACCGCGCTCTCTCAGGTCGGCGGGTATATCGGAGAGACACTGGAATCGTGGGCCGAGTTCTTCGACTTGCAGTCGGCCATCGAACAGATCGGCGGCGTAATCTCGTCCGTGTTCGGCAGCGTCTCGTCGACATTCCAAAAGATCGCCACAGCCATCGGCGGCACGGTCGACCGTTTGCTCACGATTGCCGAAAACTTTCTTGGCATCACGGCCGAGGTTGACACGACCATCACGCCCGAACTCGACCTTACGCAGCCCAGCCTTGCCGCCGCACAGTTCGCCAAGGATATCGGCACGGCAGCGACGGCCGCCGCAGAGTTTGGAGAGGCCGGGTTTCAGGCGGCCCTTGCCTATCAAGAGTCTCTGGAGCAGATCGCCCAACTACAGGCCGACAACACGCTGACGGCCGAAGAAGCCAAGAAAATGGCAGAGCAGGAGAAGGCTGCGTTTGAGGCCAAGATTGCAACGCTGGACCAAGAGGCCCAAGCGCAGGCAAAGGCCGCCGAGGCCGCGCAGAAGGCGGCCGACGAAAAGATCGCAGCGGCAGAGCGTGCCGCAGCTGCTGCCGTCGAGGCCGACCGCAAGCTGGCCGATGCGTTCATCTCAGCCCAAGGTCTTGGCGGCGATGGTGCGACGGCGGCAGACACGCTGCTGGCTATCACTCGGCAGATCGAGGAGACCGAGGCGGCAATCGTCGAGGCCCGTGCCAGCGGCGACAAGGCGGCCGAAGATGCTGCCATCCGACGGCTGCAAGTTCTCGACCAGGCCCAGGCGGCGGCCGAAGAGACGGCACAGTTTGGGTTCTCAACACAGGACGCAGAGCGTGCGATAGCGTCGGTGCGAGAGTCCCTCGACGAGACGTTCTCGTTTGAAAACTTTGAGATTGCGCCGGAGGCGTTCGCAGCTGCACAGGAGCAGCTGTCGCAGCTGGAGGCGGACCTCGACGCCAAGGTCATCGACCCGGAGACGTTTGAGCAAGCGGCCGACGCAATCCGCAAAGGCTTTGAAGACGCTTTGGCGACGGCCCAGAAGATTGCCGACCTGAACGAGCAGTACGCCAACCGTGCTGCTGAGATCGAGGCCGACCGGCTGGACGCTCTATCGCAGGTCTCGCAGCAGCCCGTGCAGGCGACCGACGTACGCACGAGCGAGGGCGTGAGCGAGTTCCTGCGGCTGGCGACCGGCCGCGAAGATCCGGCGATTGCCGAGTATCGGAAACAGCTGTCGGAACTGCAGAAGATCAAGGCCGAGATCAACAAGCTCGGCGGCGTGGTCGACATCGTGGGAGCAGCGTAATGGCCGTACTGACCTACCGCGAGGTTATACCGCGAACGTTCACGCACAAGTTTGGCGAGTCGCCGACGGCGGAGATCAAGTACCACTGCACGACGAACGGTGCAACGTCGACGCAGGAGGTGCTGGACTCAATCGGGATATTCCACGGTGCCAGCCATCCGGAGTACGGCTACCTTCTTTGCGTTCAGGGAGCGGTCAACGAACTCGACCCGTACCATGTCGAGGCCACGTATTCCTACGAGGTGCCAGCGATTGGCACCGAGGACAGCGACCCGAACCCGCTGGCCCGTGCGGACATTTGGTCGTTCTCGACAGGTGGTGCCGCCGTCCCTGCCCTGGCGTACTACGAGGGCAGCGGGAATGGAAACGTACTGCCGCTGATCAACTCGGCCTATGACTTCCTTGAGGGTGCGATGACCGAGGAGGCGGAATTGCGAGCGACGATTTCCGGGAATCGCGCTGTGTTTCCTGTCGGTGTCGCGGCCGCTGTCACAAACTCCGTCAACTCAGACGGGTATCTGGGTGCAGCGCCGTACCAGTGGAAATGCCAGGGCATCAGCGGCCAGCAACAGGTCGAAGTGGTCAACGGCGAAGAGGTTAAATTCTGGGCCGTGTCGGTTGAGTTGGCGTTCCGGCAGAGCGGCTGGCGGTTGATGCTCCCGAACGTGGGCTACAACTACATCGATGGGAGCCAGAAGAAACGGGCGTATGTCCTTGACGCCGAAAGCGGCGAAAAGCTCGCCTCGTCCAACCCTGTCGCGCTCAACTCCAACGGCTCGCTGAAAGGGTCGGGCGTCGCACCCGACATTCTCTACCGGCGGGTTCACGCCGAGGTGGCGTTTGCGCCGTTGTTCGGAACGCCGCCTTTCTAAAAGCATTTCGACACACCGAGTAAGGTGACGTTATGGCAGATTTTCTTGCACTTCCGGGCACGCTCAATATCTCCCTCACGGTGGGCGATGAGTTCGGCATGCTGGCCGACCTGAGCATCGACACCACCGGGTTCACTTGGACGGCCATCGTCTACCAGGTTTCGACGAGCGTGTCGTTCGTCAACCCGTCCGGCGTCGCAACGCAGGGCGCCACCGCGGCCACGTTCGCCGTCACGACGGTCAACGCTGCGGCCGGGCAGCTAAACCTTTCGCTGACTGAGTTGCAGACCTCGACGCTTGTGTCGGCACAGACCTACCGCTGGTATCTGCGTGGCGTCTCGCCGGGCCTCGTCACCAGGACCTACCTCTCTGGCACACTGCGAGCCTTCGCACCATGAGCATCTCCGTCGTTGTCTCTAGCACCGCTGCGGGTGTGAGCGTGTCGGGCGGCACAGCCGTGTCGATCGAGGTCGGCGGCGGCATCGGCCCGGCTGGCTTTGTTGTCGCTCCTGGCACGGCAACCAACGCCTTCGGGACGTTTCAGCTGGCGGCGGGCGACGGTATCACGATTTCCACCAGTGCCTCGCAGTTCACGATTTCAAGCTACGGCACGGCGGCTGTCTCCAGCCTCGCTCCTGTGCAGTCGGTGGCCGGGCGTGTGGGTGCGGTGCAGCTGCAGGCCGCAGACGTGACGGCTGGTACGTTCGACATCGCACGTATTCCGACGATCTCGTACACCGCCTTGGCCAACGTACCGGCCACGTTCGGACCCTCGGCCCACACGCACTCGACCAGCGACGTGGTGTCGTTCACGGCTGCGGCGGCGGCCGCTGCTCCGGTGCAGAGCGTGGCGGGCCGCCAGGGTGCGATCTCGCTGGCAGCGGCTGACGTAAGCGGCCTGGCGTCCGTGGCCACCAGCGGCTCGTATACGAGCCTGCAGAATGTCCCGGCGACCTTTGCACCTGCGGCCCATACGCACGGCACGGCAGACATCACCGGTATCTCGAGCTCGTTCGCGGCAGCCAGCCACACGCACGACGCCGCGGCGATTTCCAGCGGCGTGCTCGCGCTCGCTCGCATCCCAACCATTGGCTACACGGCGCTCAGCGGCGTGCCGTCGACGTTCGCACCGCAGGCCCATACGCACAGCACGGCCGACGTTGTGGGCCTCACGGCATCGTTCTCACAGGTCGGGCACACGCACGACTACGCGGCGTCGATCCACACGCACTCCACGGCCGACATCGCTGGATACACCAGCTTGCCCGCACAGGGCGGCAAGGCGGGGCCGCTGGTCACTGACGGCACGGCGGCCAGCTGGGCGAGCCGCTTCAGCATCGTCGACCCGGTGCTGGTCCAGGGTGCTGGCATGACGCTCAGCCGCGACACGGCGGCCGGGTCGATCACGGTGGCGTTTGCGGGCGGCACGTCCGGGATTGTCGTGAGCAGTGCCACGCCGCAGCCGCTGGGCACAGCCTCGGCGGGTACGAGCGGAGACGCGTCGCGGGCCGACCACGTGCACTTGATGCCCTCCGCGGCAGACGTTGGAGCCGCTCCCGCCAGCCACTCGCACGATTACGTGCAGGTGCTGAACGGGCTGACGGGCACTGTGTCGATTACCGGCGGTGCTGGTGTGACGGTCAGCACGGCCAGCAGCTCGATCACGATCGCGGCGGCTGGCGGTGGTGGCGGTATTTCGTGGCTGTCGGCGCCTGCGTCGCCGACGGCTACAGGGACGGCTGGGCAGATCGCGTATGATTCCGACTACCTTTACGTCGCCACAGCCGCGAACACTTGGAGGCGGACGGCGTTGGCATCGTGGGCACAAGATCCGTTTTTTAGCAACGTGGCGATTCTGCTCAGGATGGACGGCAGCGGCGCGACGTTTGTTGATTCGTCACCGTCTCCTAAGACGATCACTGCGGTCGGCAGCGTCACGCAATCAACGACCCAGAGCAAGTGGGGCGGAAAGTCTGCGTATTTCGACGGCAGCGGCGATGCTCTAACTGTTGCCATGCCCGCACTCGGCACCAGCGACTTTGTTATCGAAATGTGGCTGTATCTTGTTTCCAATGCAGGAGACTACGTTGGCTTGTACGACGGAAGGTCGGGAGACGTAACTGCGCACCCTGTGCTCTTTCTTGGCAGCGGCGTGCTTACCTACTACGTCGTGCAAGGCGGAAACGCTTCCGGTGCGACTCGCATTACAGGCGGGACCGTCTCGGCGGGTGCGTGGCATCACGTCGCCGTGGCTCGCTCGTCTGGCACCACGCGGATGTATTTCAACGGCACACAGGCAGGCAGCTCGTGGTCAGACTCCACGGACTATCCTTCGTCAACTGCGGCTTACATCGGCTCGCTTTACAACGTGAACATCCTAAATGGCTACATCGACGACGTGCGAGTGACGATCGGAGCCGATCGTGGATACACCGGCTCTACCATCACCGTGCCGACAGCGGCGTTTCCTAGTGGGTGATTGGCCGGGGAATCCTGAGCTACTGGTAGTCCCACATGGCAAAGAAACCCGACGGCGCATCCGCTGGTACGCAGCGAGTGACGTTCACGAAGCCCGCAGCTGAGCGGATCGGCAAGGTCGTTCGCGAGGTGGAAGCCGGGAACCGCGACCTCGGGCCGCTGGAGTGGGGGCCGAGAGGTGTCGGCGGCTCGTCTAGCAAGGTTTTCCGGGTGGCGACGGTCAGCGGTGCGTGGGAGTTGAACACGCTGCGGACTGTGACCTTCCGAAACCAGACAACGACGCCGAACACGGCCAGCGTCATGAATCACATCATGCCGCTGCCTGCGATGAAAAGCACTGGCGCGAGCCGGACCGTAAACATCGCCAAAGACCATACCCAGTGGTACCTCGTCTCGTTCCCGCTGATGACCGCTACGGCGATCATGTCCACGGGCACGCAGACCATCACGTTTATGGGCACGGGTGCTACACAGACAATTTCTTTCGCTACTGTCGGTCCAGACGTAAACGCAATTACGGACGTTTCCGCCGTCCTAAATACTAGCAATTGCAGCATCACCGTCAGTAAGACAACGACAGCAGTGCGGACAGTCGGGATAACGCAGACCGCCACGATCCTGTCCATGTCGAGCACGCAGACTGCGACCGTGTTTTCAGGCACGTTCACGGCAACCTACATCACGCTGGAGCTGTGACATGGTTTGCCCGTGTTGCCTGCCGAGGTGCTGCCCAGCGTTTCGTGCGTTTGACGGCACGAACAAGTTTTACCGCTACTTCACATACTACGACTGGGACATTCCAACATTTGGAGTCAACCAATACGTTCTGACGCCGCAAGATCAAGACTTTGCAATCATGGACCCGTCCGGAACGCCCGCGCCTCCTGGGCGACTTGTCGACGGGCACGTGGTTGCAGACGCGCTGTCGCTTTGTCCGGGATACCCGGAGGCTTCGCTTCCTTCGGTTACGGGCGGGCCAAGATATCCGCCGGGTTCGTATGGTAATAGGAGTCCAGCAAATTCTCCGAGTCGTGGATTGCTGGGTGGAGAACCCAGCCCGTATATCCCGTCGCGTCAGCCCACAATATTCAACCGAGGATCTGGGCTTTCAAACATTCCCGGCGGTGGTCGCGAGTTGTCGGAGTCTTATATTCCAGCCTCGGGCGACCCTGATTGGTTTGCTTACCTTCTTGGAAGTCCGCAGGTGCCGACCAAGCAAAAGGATGGCTTTTCTCTGATTCGCTCTGAGTTGAGCGGCGAGTATTCGTCGCCGCCCAGCCCGTACTGCCACATAAACTCGTTGGACAACCCGCTGCCGTGAACACAGTCAGTTGCCGCCGCGAGCACCTTGAAGAGCGTTGCGCCGAGCGAGGCTACACGCTGGCAGAAGTGATGCCGTGCGTTGTCTCGCGGGCTGCCGACGAGTGGATCGTCGACACTGAAAGCCCGTGGTATCCGAGGATGCTGAAGCCGGGTTACAGCGTGGAAGACGCGGCCGTAGCAACGCAGCTTTCCAGACACGGCACGCCCTCGTTTCTGACCAAGGTGCGAAATCTCGCATCCGCCGCCGTATCGCACGTCGCCGCAGGCATGCCGATGGCGTCCGACGCCGAGATCATCCGGCGGCACGACATATGCCTCAAGTGCGAGCATCTGGAGAACAACGCCTGCAACCTCTGCGGATGCCCGGTGTCGAGGGTGGCGGGCTACGTCAGCAAGCTGTCCTGGGCCGACCAAGCCTGCCCGGCGGGCAAGTGGCATCCGGTCGCTTGACGGCCCTGCCACGCTGGGTGGATGGGACGCGCCAAGCATCAGCCGAAGCCCGACGCGGTCATCCTGCCGCCCGAGCTCGATGATGACGAGGATTGTGGCGGCGGCGGCATCCCGGATGAGGATGGCTGGATCCACGTAAAGGAGACGACCCTTGACGAAGAAAAGCCCAAGCGGCGGCGGCCTGCTCGACGCCGTTCGCCGGGAGATGGCTGAGGTGCGGCATGGACCTCCGTCGTGGTGGGAACGAGTCGCACCGGAGCACCTCGCAGAACTCAGTGCGATCAAAGCTGCGTGGCAGTCAGGCGAGCTGGGCACCCGCAAGAAGACGCTGGCCCGCACCATCAGCAACAACCTGCGTTCTCGTGGCATCAGTGATATCGGGTGGCAAGGAGTTCTGACATGGCTCGACGTAGCCTGAAAGACGAGGTTGCCAGCGACCTGGCCGCCGCGTCACAACTCGCCACCGATGCCGAGATCGCACGGCTGCGGTCGGAGCTGGCCTCGTACCGAAATCGGTACAAGGCCGCCTTGTCGCAGATCGACCGGGAACGCGAGCGGGCCGACGCTATATCGTCGCTCCAGGGCGTGCAGCCGGTCGCCTTGACCAAGGTTGTCAAAGGCAAGAAGCGGGCCAAGCACTCCGCCACGGCGATCCTCATGCTGTCGGACGTGCACTGCGAAGAGCGCGTACTTCCCGAGACCGTCAACGGTGAAAACGACTACTCGCTTGACGTATGCCAGGCCCGGCTCGCCGAGCTCGAGGAGCGGTTTCTGGATTGCCTGCACCACGAACGCAACCAGGCCGATATCCGCCGCGTGCTGATTTGGCTGGGCGGCGACTTCATCACGGGCCACATCCACCCGGATTGCGTCGAAGTGGCCCAGCTTTCGCCCATGAACGCCACGCGGTGGATCGCCGAGCGGCTGCGTGGACTCATCGACAACGTGGCTCAGCACGCCGACGAAGTGGTGGTCGCCACCAACGCAGGCAACCACGGAAGATCCACAGAGAAAAACCGCATTGCCACGGAGCTCGACCACTCGTGGGAGCAGTTGATGTTTTTCACGCTGGCCCGCGAGGAGAAGAATAAGAACGTGCAATGGAAGATCGCCGAGGGCCACCTAGGCTACGTCGACCTCGACGGGTTCCTCGTCCGCACGACCCATGGGCACTCCATCCGGTTCGCTGGTGGTGTCTACGGTCTGGCCCTACCGGCCTCTAAGGCCATCGCCCGGTGGGACGCGGGACGCAAGGCTCACTTGACCATCTTTGGCCACTACCACTCGTTCGGCTGGCTGCGTGGTGCACGCTACGTGGCGAACGGGAGCGTGATTGGACACAGCCCATACGCTGAGAGGGTCGCCTCTCCAGAGAGGCCATGCCAGGGCATGGCAATCATCGACCACGGCCGCAACGAGGTGACGCGTGCGTATCCGCTGTTCTGCGACCGCGACCTACGGACGCGTTGACGCATGGTTTACGACTTGAGCGACGACTACATCGCCGAGGCTCGCAAACGAGCGTATCGGTACCAAGGACAGTGGACTGGCACAGCAGGATCACTGGCGGCCGATGTCGCCAGACTTCTCATCGAAAGGAAAAAGATGCAAGGAATTCTTACAGATCTCGAAAACTCCAATGCTGCACTGCGTGAAGCTGTCGAGAACCGGCTGGCCGGCCAGCCCAGCGTCGACGAGACCGACGCTGCTGGTGGCGAGTTCGCCGACTGGATGCGAAACACATCTGGCGGCTGCTGCGACGGTGGCAAGTGCCACACGCCAGAAGACAAAGCGCCGGAGCGGTGGCGCGAGATCACGCAGGCGAGCGCCGAGAAGTACGCCGCCGAGCGGTTCCTCGGCTCGTCGCTGCTCAAGTCGGACGTGCACCCGACCAGCCAAGCGTTCTACGACCTCTGCGACGCAATCAAGGACATGCACCGGAGAAAATCCTCTGACTATGGGTGCCCGAGTGGCAGTGACCCGTTGGCCAACATCCGCAACGGTGCCAAGTTCGTCGGGATCCCAGCTTGGAAAGCGGCCATGGTGCGGCTGAGCGACAAGGTCACCAGGTTGGCGACCTACAACGTCACTGGCCGGCTGGAGAACGAGTCGCTGGAGGACAACCTCTTCGACCTGGCCTCGTACAGCCTGCTGGCACTGCTGTTGCACCGAGAAGAACACGGAAAGATCAACGGCGGCCACCGGAGGACTCACCATGACGCATGACGTAGCAGGGCCGTCCGCTGCATCGACTGGTTCTGTGGAGAAGTGTCCGGTGTGCGGCGGGCCGTCGCTCACTCGGGCTGAACGAGTTGCCATCTCATTCATCGCACACAACGATCCGAAAGACGGCTTTGTGCGGAGAACGTGGCTGGAGTTCAAGACTGCACTATGCGGCCTGCTGGAGCGAACGCGAGAAACGAGCAAGTAGCCACAGAACGAGACACTTGATCCGGGCGGCGGCTCGAGCGGCGCGGGTTTTATCCTTTCCCCGCGCCGCTCGCCGTCTGCCGTTAGGTTGCTGGCTTGTCGCCCGTAGATTCCTCTCCGCCAGGTGGAAGCTTCTTCTGCTTGGCACCTGGATCATGGGGCCTGTCGATGTCGGGCAGGTAGCCGAGGTTGGATTCCCGGCCCGTGATTTCCTCGTCGTAGTAGTGGTTCTCGGCCATTTCCTCCGAGGAGTGGCCTAGTTGCCGCTTCGCTGAGATCCCGGCCCGCTTGAGGTAGCTGGCCGTCGATTTGCGGATGGCATGGAACGGCTTGTATGGCACGCCAGCCACCCGGCAGAGCACCCGCAGGCTGTTGTAGGCAGACAGCGGCTCCCGGTCGTCCAGCCAAGGCCATACGCGAGCCTCTGGCGGGCCTTTCTGGGCAGCCAGCATCTTTGCTAGGTCTGGCGTGATCGGCCGTGTAATCGTCTCCCTGTGGCCCTTGCGGGTGGCTGCAAGGAACGTGAGAGTGTGCCGCTCGAGGTCCACCTCCGACCAGCGGATCTGCAAGATGGCACCGATCCTCTCGCCGGTCTGGAACATGGCCATGATGTTCGTCGGCCAGTACCAGGCGGCAGGCTTTCCCGACACCATTCCCTTCCTCTGCCTGCCAACCTCCACCAGCCGCACGAGCTCCTCGGCCTTGTAGGCCTTCGGTACAGGCTTCGGCACCTTCGGCCTTGCGTAGTCTGGGAACTCGATCATCTGGCCGTCCGACCGCTTCCAACGCTTCTTGGCCAGCCAGTTCCACAGTGTGCGGATGTGGGCTGAGTCTTTCGCCAAAGACGCCGGGCTGATCAGCTTCCACCGTGAGTGCTGGGTGACACGCCGCCACCGCAGAAACTTGGCGATCGTCAGATCGTCGAGGTCGTCCACGGTCGGCTCCCGCCCCAGAAAGTCTCTTAGGCGGGCCAGCGTCGCCACGTACATCGTCACCGTCCGGTCGCACAGGTCCTTGTGTGGGGCAAATCGGTCAATCAACAGGTCTTTCAGCTGCATCTTCGCTCTCCTCTTTGGTGTTTGAGGGGCGATCCTAGCGGGTAGTGTACAGACGTTCAAGTTTTCGGCTCAAGGGTACGGACCAAGGTTGGCCGTCCGCTCAGTCCGCTCGAAACTCTGCACACCGTGTACAGAGGTTCAATCTGCACCCCATCCGCTAGAACAATCGCCCCATTTGGGATGAGGTGATAGTGTACAGCGTTTCCAGTGAACGGAGCAAAGCAGGAATTCGAAGCGGCGCCTACCTCGTGAAATACGGACCAAGGTTGTCCGCGTATGTTTGACACTAGAACCGCTAGCGTTACATTGCAGGAATGATTGCCGTGGCCTCGCCAGACAAAGAATGGATCACAGTCGCCGAAGCAGTGAAGCTCTGCGGCTGCACCGAGGGCTACATCCGGCGGCTCTTGATTGCCGAGGATCCCCGGCTGACCGGCTGGAAGGCCGGACAGCGGGCCTGGCTGGTCAAGCGGGCCGACGCGGTGGCACTCAAGGCCAGCCTGTCCACCCGCTCTGTGGGCAGGCGAGCTGAGAAGCCGGCGGCACCCAAGCCCAGCCGCAAGCGGAAGCCCTCGTAATCCTCGAGGAAAGCCGCACCCAAAGAAATCTCCTCAAGAGCCCTTGCACAAAGTAACGATAACGCTACACTAGGGCACACAGGATTCTTCCGGCCAAGGAGGGCCAAGCGATGAAACGACACCTCGACCGGCTGATTCAAGCCCTCGTGTTCATCCGCCTCGGCCAGCAGCTGGGCACCGACTCGGACCTGGCCCAGGCGATCGCCAAGTGCATTGACCTCGTTGTTTCCACGCTTGCAAGATTTCTTGCTTGACAGAAGTAACGCTATCCGTACTCTCTCGCAACCAAGTGACGTTAGCGGCACACGCAAAGCCACGACCGATGGACGAAGTTTCTAGTCCTCATTTCGCCAACTGGAATGCCTGACCACTAGATTGCCAGCAACTGGACAGCCGTATATCTTTGCCCCAACACAGAAGGAGATGACCCACATGGATGCTCATGATCGTGAATACGCCGGAGCCGTCGCCGGGATGTCAGAAACCTACGGCAGCGACGTGAACGCCTTTGCCATCGGCACGGGAGTCACCTTTCGCCTCGCCGGCTGGCCTCAGAGCTCGTTCGACGACGGCGATGTGATCGGCCACCACAACGGCAAGCTGCTCGTCGAGACCGCCGACGACATCGTGGAGGTCGACCCGCGGGCGTGGCCCGAGGGCAACGTACTGCCCTGGTAATCGCACAGGAACGGCCAGCGGTGGAACCGTTGGTCGGAAGGAGCGGCGACGGAGTCGCCAGAAGCAAGGACGCACAGTAATGCCCGCCGAGCAGGATGCGGAGCGGGTTCCAGATTCGCGAAACACGAAAGGACACGGAAATGACAGTGAACATCAGAAAGGCCCGTCGCAGTGCCACAAAACTGCGGCTTTTGTTGGAAGGCCCAAGCGGATCAGGCAAGACGTACGGTGGCCTGACAGTTACCAAGGGACTTGGCTGTCAGCACGTCATCGTTATCGACACCGAACAGGGATCGTCGGACCTCTACGACTCCATCCTTCCGTTCGACGTGATCGACCTTTCGCCGCCGTTCACGCCCGAGAGATACATCGAGGCCATCGAGGCTGCCGAGCAGGCTGGAGCCGACTGCATCATTATCGATTCCATCTCGCACGAGTGGAACGGAAAAGGCGGCTGCCTTGAGCTGGTCGACGAGATTGCCAGGGCCAAGTTCAAGGGAAACACCTGGTCGGCCTATAGCGAGATCACGCCGCGGCACCGGGCGTTCATCGACAGGATGCTGCGGTCGTCTGCCCACATCATCGCGACCACACGCAGCAAGACTGAGACCGCCCAGGTGAACGAGGGTGGCCGCACCAAAGTGGTGAAACTCGGCATGAAGGCGGAGACCAGGGACGGCGTCGAGTACGAGTTCACGACTTGCCTCAGCTTGGTTCACGACGGCCACTTTGCCGTCGCGTCCAAGGATCGCACCGGCTTGTTCTCTGGCGATCCCAAGCCAATCACCGTGGATACCGGCAAACGGCTGGCCGACTGGCTGGCCGGCGGGCTCCCGTCCCCTGTGGCGTCGGCGCCGACGCCAGCAAGAACTGCCGACGCTACCGGCGGTACAGGGGCCGGCCAGCCTGCCCGAGGCGGCTGGCTTGATCGCGTGAACACCGCGGCCACCGTCGAGGAGCTCGGCACCATCGGCGATGAGGCGGACGAGGCTGTGTCGACCGGCGAGCTGTCGCCCACTCAGCGGGCGCGGCTCGACAAGCAAATCACCATACGCCACCAGCAGATCGAGCCGGAGGTGGCGAATGGCGTGGCATGACTCTTGGGCATCGATGAAGCGGAAGAAACCACCACAGGAGAGGACGGACGATATGGATATCGAATGGACGATGGACGATGCGGCGGACGTACACGGCACGAGGCCCGAGGAGTACGACATCGTCCCGGTCGGCACGCACCGGCTGAAGATCGTGTCGGCCGAGGTCGGCCCGAACCAGTGGAAGACGGATGAGAAGGTCAACCCTGACGGCATCTGCCTGAAGCTGCGGCTCGAGCTCGACGCCACCCACAAGCACATCTACCACGACCTGCCCAAGCACAGGCCCTACATGGGTGCCGAGTTGGCCAAGGCCATCGGCCTAGAGGCCGACGGGAACACGCTGCGAGTGTCGCCCGAGGCCGTGCTCGGCCAGGTGGTGATCGCCATGGTCGAGCACTACACGAGCAAGGCGGGCAAGGTCAGCGCCGTGATCAAGAAGTACCTGCCTGGGCCTGTGCAGCCGCAGGCCGCCAAGCCGGCACGAACTCCGGCAGCACGGGTGCGGGCGGCGTCGCCTGCGATCGGCTCCGACGACATCCCGTTCGCCTGGCTCGTGGCGTTGATCGCCAGCGTGATCGGCGGTGCGGCATGACGCTCGCAGATCCGGGGCACGTCTGGCTGGCACGGAGATGGCTGAAACACAACGCCGAGCGGATTGCCGCAGCGGTCGAGCCGCCGGGAAAGGTGCACCAACACCTTACGGGTCAGGACTTCGTCGGTTGGCTCGAAAAACTCTTGGAGTCGCACCAGCGAGTGTGCCAGCAGGAATACGACCGGTCGGGCCGGAACGGGCCGGTTTGGACCGGCGACTAGAAGACTGACAAACAGCGAGACGTTGGTGGGCGTGTTGCCCTGGTTCGATGGTTCCAAGGAGGGATCTACATGAGATTCGCAATGTTGATGGTTTGTGTGCTGTCGTGCTGTGCTGCCACGGCCAAGGCCGAGCAGGTGATCACGGTAACGACGATCGTGTCGGCGCAGGAAGCGGCCGAGCGTATGGCCCGTACCGGCGTGCTGGCGCATTGCGGCAGGGCTGGAGGCCGTCGGGAGGGAATCGGCTTCTCCTCGAGCTCGCCGGACGCTGCGTTCCGCAGCTGCTGCTTCTACCAGGACGCCCAGCGTGGGCGCTACCGCATTGTCGAACGAGGCGTCGCCCGCGGCCCTCGCGGTTGGTTCGCAGTGATCCGCTACGAGTGATCGACGGACCGGCCCACCCTGGCCGCAGCGGCGTCTGCATCCGCCGTATGGGTCGTCTCGCGGGCGTGACGCCATACCACCGCAGTTCGGGCTGGGAAGCCTTCCCCGGTGACCGAGCCGCCTGCCCGGCGTAACCGGGCCAATACAAACGCTTGGAGTAACGCAAATGATCAGACCGCACTACATAACGCCGCCGATCGAGGAGGCCCTGCCGCTGTTTGTAGCAGCCAGGGCATCAGACCCTGCGACATCGCACGCGGCTGCGGCACAGGCCTGTGGGCTGGCGACACGGCATCAGCGGCAGATCCTCGCGGCACTGCTCGACGGCCCGGCCGGGGCCAGCGGGATTGCGGCGCGGTGCGGCCTGCTGCCGCACCAGATCGGCAAGCGGATCCACGAGCTGGCCAAGGCCGGCAGGATCGTGGAGACGGGCAGGACGGTGACGAGCTCGAGCGGTAGGGGCGAGAGGGAATGGAGGGGGACATGAGGTTTCACGATTACAGAACGCTACGAGACCCGGCTTACAAAGGCACGAGCGAAGAATACATCCGGCATTGCATGCTTGAGCCACAGACTAAAGACGAAGAAGGCATGACCGCTTTGCTTGGGGTAATTGAGCTCGGATGGCTCACACACGAAAGACCTTACTACAACGTCTACCCTGTCGCGGTCGAGCTGTGCCTTAAGACATCATTAAACATGAAGTGGGGAAACATTCTGTTTCCGCATCGCCGACTGCTGCTTCGGTTCGCGCAGGGGCACGAGCCGTTCGGCGTGCGTACGGTGCTTGCTAGAGTGCCATCCGATGCTGCTGAAAAGACTGAGGTTGCGTTTCATCGCACCCGCAAAGAAACGCTATATCTGGCTCGCAAAATTGAGCTTGCAGGTCATATACAGACACTTGATCAGGACGGGAGTCTGTGGGTCTATGCAGCGCCGCAATCATTAAAGGATGAGGTAATCGCAGACACGGCAATCGACGTCACCTCGCAGGCGGCATGTTCTTCGTTCAGCCACAGGACCAATTTTCTGATCCGCCTGCTTGCTTTTATTGGGCTTTTGTCTCGCGGGACAGACCTTATAACGCCTGCAATTCTTTCGGCAGATCGCGAAGAGTACGACGCCACGTCAGATGATGCGAGGAAACGTTGGCTAGAAGAGCGTGCCGCCAAGAGACTAGGTCGCTCGTTTGATGTCGGGCGTAACCTTGAAGTCGAGAGGCAGGCGTGCCCGCACTGGCGCATGCCACACTTGGCACTGTTTCACACTGGCCCAGGAAGGTCGATTCCAGAGCTTCGTGTTCGCTCTGGGTGCGTAGTAATACCTCGCGATATGTCAAAGGTTCCAACTGGATTCTTTGGTCGTGAAAGTAAAGAAGAGCTAATCGCGAGGCAGCCAGCCTGCAAGGCGACAAGGCAGACAACACCAAAGCGACTTCGCTTTTTCATTCTCAATCGCGACCGCTATCGGTGCCAACTCTGCGGAGCGACCGCAAGCGACGGCGCTCAGTTAGAGGTTGATCACAAAGTGCCCGTCGCTAAGGGCGGAAAGACAACTCCGCAGAATCTGTGGACTCTTTGCCACCCCTGCAACAACGGGAAGAGCGACAGCGACTTGCATATTCAAGAGGAGTGCAACGCATGAAACCATACATCACAAACACGGATGGTTCAGTCGAGTGGCAGTGCAATCAGTGTTTCGAGCCAATCCTGCTGTTCCCGAGCGATACCGTCACGGCCGTCGTTGGCGAAGGCGGTCTTGTTTACGGCGTGCTCTGCGAGCAATGTGCGCGAAACACTCATCTTGCTGGAGACCGATCATGAATGACGTTTTAGTGCAGACTGAGTTCGACGTGCTGACAGCTCTTTATGAGCTGGCCTTGCAGAACCCAGACCGCGGGCGCGGTGTCTGTTCAAAGCTGAAGCCGGAGATGTTCGTAGGTGAAGGCACTGCCGACGCTTTTCGCTTAGTGCGTTGCGTGCTGGCTGTCTGTAAGCAGCCCACAATGAGCGACATCACTCGCGACGTGCACTACAGAAGGTGCAGAGACGTTGTGATAGACGTTGTGGCGAAAGGCGCAGCCAACCTGTGTGCGTACAGTTTGGGTGCCGAAAGGTACGTCCACGAGCTGCGTGCGGACTACAGCCGGCTGCAGGCTGAGAGGGCAGCCCAAGATCTGTCCGCACTGGTGGAAGCCGGTGCATCTCCGGCCGAGATATCGGAAGCGGCTCGGGCCGTGTCGGATGCGGCAAGTGCGATTGAGACCGACAGCCGGACGCCAACGCTACAGGATGCCTTGGACGAGTACCTGCGGATGGAGGCCGTGCCGACCATTCCCACGCAGTTTCATCCATTTGACCGCCTTGGCGGTGGGTTTCCGGTTGGCGGCCTAACCGTACTGGCTGCCCCGCCATCGGTCGGCAAGAGCGCACTTTCCCTGCAGCTACTGCTGGGCGCGATGGAGTTCGACCGCAGCCTCGTGGCGATCTGGTGTCTGGGCGAAATGACGCTGGAAGCGTTTGCCAGGCGTGCAGTCTGCCACTGGTCCACTCGCGGCTCACAGGCACCCGTCAGCATGTCCAGCGCCGAGCAGCGGACAGAGCTGGCCCGCGGGTCTGTCATTAGCCTGGCCATGCACATTGAAGACCGGCTCAAGATCGTCAAGCCACCACTGTCGATTGATCGGATCGAAGCGGAGGTAATTCAGTCAAAGGCCAAGCTCGTCGTTATCGACTACGTGCAGCTGGTGGAGCTTGGCGATGCCCAAGACCGCCGGGCAGAGATCGATGGCGTTGTGCGTCGCCTGCGACGGCTGTCGCTCGAGCACGGAGTGGCCGTAGTTGGTGTCTCCAACGTGTCCAAGATCGTGTCTGCCGAGACGCGGATCGGTGCGATCGGCAAGGAATCTAGCGAGCTCGACTTCGCTGCCGACCTGCTGCTGCTTGGAGTTGCCGAGGACCGCGAGGACCAGGACGGCCTGCGGTCGGTGAAGTGGGCCTGCAAGAAGAACAGGCACGGCCAGTGTCTCGACGCTGACACGATGTTCGACGGTCGCCTACAGACGTTCACAGACGCTGCTGCTGGCCGCGAGAAGGCCTTTGACAACTGGGAGTGACATATGACGCAAGGAAGCGAAACGCCCGGCAGAGGCGAAATGCGGAGGCGCCACGAGCGGATCATCCGCAGTGGAGCCCTAGCTCGCGTGCGCTCAGAGGGTCGCCTGGTGTTCGGCATTGCCCTTTGCTGGGCCGACTACGGCAAGTGCACCTTCAGGATGTCGGTGCGTGGTGCGGCGACAATGGCTGGAGTGCATCCGACCACTGTGCGTCGCGGGCTTACCCAGCTTGTCGAAGCTGGCATCCTCGAAGTCGGGCCAGCAGACCCCGGAAAGCGCCAGAAGTACCGCTTCCGTGTCCCGCAGGGGGGTGACAAGCCGTGCCCCCCCCGGTCACACACCGTGTCCACCACCCGGGCACAAGCCGTGCCCCCCCCGGTCACCCCCGGTGTGCGCTCCGGACACGGGGTGTGCGCGCAGGGGTCACCGGGTGTGTCCAGCGCGCACACAGGGTGTGCCCCCTATTCCTCAATTGTCCTCAAGGTTCCTCAAGGAACCGTTGAGGGCGGAAGCCCTGACGGGCTCCTGCCCTCCGACGAGCAAGGCAGGAAAGCCACCCACCAGGAGGCCGGCGCATGACCATGCCATCCGAGCGCACTGCCGCGATCGTCTGGACGCGTGCGTTCCTTGTGCGGCTATCGAGCCCGTACGTGCCGGACGGTCTCAAGGGCATCCCTGCGGTCGTCCGGCAGGAGGCCCGGCGGCTGCTCAAGCACTACCCGCACACGTTCGACCTGGCCCAGGGCGACACGCTGTGCCAGGAGACGGCAACGAAATTGTTGAACGAGGTGACACCATGACGCAGGAGCAGCAAATGACCACGGCAGAGAAAGCGCCGCTGACAGCGCGGCAACAACAGGTTTACGAGTTCATCGTGGCGAACATCGAGCTCTATTCGCCGACCGTGCGGGAGATCGCCACAGCGTTGTCGATCAAATCGCCGCACGGCGTAACTGTGCACCTGGACGCCTTGGAGAAAAAGGGCTGGATCAGCCGCAAACCGCACGCGGTGCGTGGGATCAAGGTGAACGCATGACTGTCGAAAACGCAGTGTTTCTAGCTACTGGTGTTCTGGTCAACGGATTGACTTTTGCCCTCGGCATCGCCGTCGGCGCTTCCCTCAAGCGAAAGGATTCCTCACATGGGTACGACTACCAAAAATCGCAATGGCATCGTGTTGAGCGTCGCGGCGCTCAAGGCGGCATTTTCGATCGTGAAAAGCGCGGTGACTGACCGCACGCCGCGGCCGATTCTCCGCAACGTGCTGATCTCGGGCGGCCAAGTGGTTGGCACCGACCTTGAGGTGCAGGTGACGGCGGCCGTGCCGTTCGACGGCCCGGCGCTCTTGCTTCCGCTCGCACGGGTCTGGTCGATCCTGACCGAGTGCCGTGACGACGAGATCACCATCACGCCGCAGGACACCAGCTGCGTGCTGTCGACCAAGCGCGGCTCTTGGACGCTGCCGACGGAAGATCCGGCCGAGTTCCCGACCATGACGGCCGAGAACGCGACCAACCGGATCAAGCTTCCGGCCGACCAGTTTGCCGGTTTGGTGCATGCCGTGGTGGAAGCCTGCGACCGCGAGAGCAGCCGCTACGCACTGGGTGGCGTAATGGTCGAGGTCAAGGGCGACAAGGTCTCTGTCGTGGCCACAGACGGCCGGCGGCTGACGATGGCCGAGGCCGAGCACGACCTGGCCGTCGATGACTCTGAGACGTTGATTCCGCAACGGGTGGCCAAGATGCTGTCCGAGATCGCCAAGGAGGCCGGCGGCGAGGAGCTCGTGGAGCTCGAGGCCAGTACGAACACGCTGGTCTGTACCATCGGGTCGACCGTGGTGACGGCCCGGCTGGTCGAGGGCCGGTTCCCGAGGTGGCGAGATGTATTCCCGACGAACTCGACCAAGGCGACGACCGTGAGCCGTGGTCTGCTGGCTGATGCCACGCGGGCCGCGGCCATCACGACGAGCGAGTCGAGTAAGGGCGTGGACTTCTCGTTCTCCAAGCAGGGCCTGCACCTCCACGCTCAGAGCAGCGAGGCTGGCGAGTCCAGCGTGACGTGCGACATCGTGGAGTTCGGCAACGCTGCCACAGTGAAGCTGGATCCGAAGTTTCTGCTCGACTTCCTGGCTGGCTTGGCTAAGGACGCCGAGCCGGATGTGGAGATTCAGGCCGCGAAGCCGGGCGATGCCGTGCGGCTCAAGTGCGGCGACGTGCATGGCGTGATTATGCCGCTGGCGGAGTGACGACATGACGCAACAACACAAAAACGGCGACACGTCGCCGGATCGTGTCGCCAACGGCGACATCGTTGAACGACTTCGAACGTGGTTTAGAGACGTGAACGCCGTCTCGGCAATCGACTTGATGGACGAGGCCGCGAACGAGATTGAGCGGCTGCGGCAATTTGATAGGTCACAGCCTATCAAGCCCGCCGAGGATACACACGCCACGCACGCTACACCGTGCGAGGGTGGCTTGCAGGGCGAGGGTACATTGCCCAACTCGTATCGGGAAAACGACGAAAAACGTGGCGTATCTGATATGAAACAGAAGCCAGTGGCGTGGGCGCGGTTCTTCCAGAACGGTGGTCCGCAGTCTGTCTATCTGGATCGCCCGCCCGCCGACGCCGTCCCGCTCTACAGTTCGCCCACGATCACCGCCGAGGAGCGGGAGGCGATCTATCGCGCCGAGGCGAGGCTGCGAACTGCGCATGTGCCAGATGACGAGACAGCCGCCACGCTCCGCAAGCTGTTGAAGCGGATGCCGTGAATCGTGGCGTGTGCCAGCGGTGCGCCGGAAACTGGAAACGCTGCTGGTGGTGTCAGCCGCGACGATCAACGGCCGCCCGGCGGGTGTGGGCGACACGGTTTATCAGTCCGCTGCCGTCCCGCCGGGCGACGCTGTGAATTGTGGCGAGGGCGTGAAGCGTGACAAAACCTCGGTCTTAAGAAACAAGAGCCTAGGTTTTGTCACACCGCCGCTTGCTGTTGGCCCGCTTAGCTTGACACAGCCGCCAATATCGGCGGCATGTCCATCACGTTCAGCGTAGACGGCGAGCCGGTTCCTCAGCCTCGGGCAAAGATCACTACTCGTGGCAAGTTCCCGCACGCCTACGTCGAGAAAGGTCACGCCGTCCACGCGTACCGCAAGGCGCTGCAACTTGCCGCGGTCGATGCTGGCCTGCGGCCCACCACGGCCACGGTCGAGGTCGTGATCGACGCGGTGTTCGTCCGGCCCAAGTCACACGCGAACAAAAAAGGGCTTAAGCCAACGGCACCAGAGGCACCGCTCCCGGACGTGGACAACGTCGCGAAAGCTGTTTTGGATGCCATAGGCCCAATCATCGGCAACGACAAACAGGTCCGGCGGCTGGTGATCGAGAAGAGCTACGGCACGGAGGCACGGACCACCGTGCGTGTCACGTGAGCAACGCCAGCCTGTACCGCTTCTTGGCCGAGCATTGCAGAACGCACCAAGTGCGGCAGTACCTGGAGATCGGCACACGGGAAGGCGGAAGCCTGCGTGTGGTTCTGGAGAACGCTGGCCAGCAGCTCGAGGGCGTGTGGGTGGCCGACAAGTGGGGCACCGACTACGGCGGCAGCGGTCGCGGCAGCCATGCCCACATCGAGCAGCTGCTGGACGACTTCAACTTCTCCGGCCGTCGGGCGTTCCTCGACGGCGACAGCCGAGAAACGATCCCGGCCCTGATGCCGCAGAAGGCCGAGGCGTTCGACCTAGTGCTCGTGGACGGTGACCACTCGTACGAGGGCGGCATGGCCGACCTCGTAAACACCTGGCCGCTCGTTCGACCCGGATGCTGCGTGGTGTTCCACGACATCCTGCACCCGGCACACCCTGACCTGATGGCTTGCTTCGACGCGTTTGTTTTGAAGCACGGCGCGTTCGGCGACGTGATCGCGAAAGACTACGGAGTCGGGGTGGCATGGAAACGGTAAAGATACCCACGCACCTATTGCGTCCGACTGAGCCTTTCCGGTCATCGTTTGACGAACAGGTGGTGTCCGGCGCTGTCGAGCTTGCCGAAAGCCGGATCGCCATCGTGGGGCTGGCCCGAAACTGCGATTGGCAGGTCGCGGCCAACCTCGAGCGGGCGGCGCGGCTTGGTGAATCGTGCCGCGAGTGGAAGCTCCACATCGAGACCAACGACAACGAGGATGGTACCGACCAGGTGCTCGCCGACTTCTGCCGCAAGCACCGCCAAGCCACGTTCACGAGCCAGCGGCTCGGCCGTCAGCAGTTCTCCACAGAGTTTGCAGGCCGCCGCACGGAGGCCCTGGCCGAGTACCGCACGGCCTGCCAGCGGTGGGTGCGTGAGTGTGCTGGCGACTCGGACTACGTCGTGGTGGTCGACCTCGACGCGTGGGGCGGTTGGTCACACCAAGGCGTGCTCAACGGCATCGGCTGGCTGCTCGAGCTGCCGGAGGCGTACGGCATGGCCAGCGTGTCGCTGCTACAGCATCCGGCCTACGAGACGAACGCCGAGGGCCACACCCGGCCGATTGCTGCGTGGCTGCACTACGACTGCTGGGCGCTCCGTCTGAACTCCTACTGGGATGACTACACCACGGGCGTCGGCGGGTGGAAGCACCAGTGGTTGCCACCGGTGGGCAGCCCGCCTGTGCCGGTCTGCAGTGCCATGGGCGGCCTGTGCATTTACCGCACCTACGCGTACCTGGCGGGTACCTACGACGGTGCCGACTGCGAGCACGTTCCGCTCCACGAGAGTATCGCCAAGGCGACCGGGCAGCAGCTGTACCTGAACCCGTCGCAGAGGTGCGTCATGAGGTGGCTCGATGGCGGGCAACACGGCGAGGATTGATCTGAACCTCCTGCGGGTTCAGTGGGACTCTCACTCAGCCATGGTGGCGATCTGCACGCATTGGACGATCACCAAAGACCAGCTCATCCGGCTGAAGTCTGTCGTGCCGCTCGCTCCTCGGCACGACAGGCGTTTTCGGTTCAAGCCCAAGCGGTCGGAGCAACGCGACCCGACGCCTGCAGAGATCCGGGACGCCACCAGCCGTATCAGGGCATCCTGGGACGATGCCACGGAGCACGAGCGGCGCGTGGTGAAGCGGCAGGGCTTTCAGCTGAAATCCTGCGAAGTCCCAGCCGAACTGCAAGACATGGCCGGACTAGAGCCAGATTGGTAGGTGGAGGTGCCCGCATGAGTTTCGAACTGACAGCCGCCGAGGCGGCAGAGTACGGCGAAAGCCTTTCCATCTGGCAGAAGATCGCGCTCGTGCAGGCGTATGCACCGCTCATCGGCTACGGCCAGCGCTTCGCCCAAGAGTCGGACCCGTTCAAGCGTGGTCTGATCGTTGCCGACGCCTGCGAGTGGATCGCGTCCAAGACCAACAGCCGAGCGGATGACGAGTTCATTCGGCATCTCGCCGCTGTGCTGCGTACGGCCGAGGGAGAGTCGATGGTTCGGTGGTGCCTGCTACAGGCGGAGGCGCTCAAGCGATGACCGATGCCGCTATTCGACTTGTTGCCGGGCTGGCGGCTGTGGGTCTTGTTGCTGCGCCAGCAATCATGGCTGGACTACGTAAAGCCTATGCCTGGGCACGAACGCTCCGAACCCAAGAGCCCGCCGCAGCCTCCTCGGTCGGACTCGGCGAAATGCGTGTCGTTCTTGACCTGGCGAACAAACTGCGGGCCGTCGGCATGGAAGACGGCGTGGCACTGTGCCAGCAGCTGCTCGACGTGATGCTTCGCAATGGCAAGGGCTCCAAATGACTGCTCTCCGGTTTGCTCTGGCAATTGCGTTGGCGGCCATTGCCGTTGGCGGACTGCCGCCCGTAAAGAGCCTGGCACCGCCAGCCGTTGAAACACCTCGTGACGATATGCAACGCCTTGTTACGCCTGTCGTGGAAGCCCTGCAGTCTGCGCCGATGGGCGACAAGCTTTTGTGGCAGCAGTTGTGGGAGAAGGCGGCCGTTGTCGTGGCCGGCGATGCCGTGGCCACCGACGTTGTGTTCACAGATACCCGCAGCCTGCGGGCGTTCACCATCCTTGCTCTGGACATCGGCTGGCGACGCATTGGCGAGCACAAGCCGGGAGCGTACGACGGCCTGCGTACCGCGGTCGAGACGGCCATGGAATCGGTCCTGTCGCTCGAGGTCAAGCCGGTCGACGCCGACGTACGGAAAGCTTATGTCGAAGTCTGTCGGGCGATCGCATGGGCTGGAATCGCCAAAGGGTGACACATGGCAGCTCCCGCCTTTGGCTACGATCCAGATCCAGCAGGCGCAGAGGCGTTTGTGTCGTCGCTTCCACGGCCCACGCTCGCACAGGCCGGGCCTGACCTGACAACCGACGAGAAGACGGACGTTTTCTTGTACGAGTCGCTGCTGAAGTGCATGCCCTCGTGGAAGCGTGGCAGCCAAGGAAACGTCGGGTCGTGTGTCGGCTGGGGCGCGGCTCTGGGTATCGACATGCTGGCGGCCTGCGATATCCACTGGCGGCGCGAGTCCGAGCAGTGGGGCGGCCGGACTGTCGAGGCGAGCATCTACGGTTTCAGCCGTGTCGAGGCCCGCGGCCAGAAGGTGAACAACGGCGGCGACGGCAGTACCGGGTTTCACGCTGCCAAGACCGTGAGGGACTTGGGCTGTCTGCACTACGGCCAGGACTACGGCGGCACTCGGATCGACTCGCACTCCTCGGCTAGAGAGCGCGAGTGGGGCCGGGATGGTGTGCCGAATGAGCTTGAGCGGTTCGCGTCCTTGCGACGTTGCAGCGAGACCACGCTGGCCACATCGTTTGTCGAGGCTGCCAAGGCGATCGCCAACGGATACCCGGTCGTGGTGTGCAGTGGCCAGGGCTTTTCCATGAGCCGAGATGACGATGGGTTTTGCAAGCCCGGCGGCGTCTGGTGGCATTGCATGACGCTTGGCGGTTTGCGCTGGGGCAAGCGGCCCGGCTTGCTCTGTTTCAATTCGTGGGGAAGGTCCAACACGGTCGGCAAGCACTTCCCAGAGAACATCCCGGAAGAGGTCAAGGCGTGCAGCTTTTGGATTGACGCTGCCGTGTGCGACAAGATGCTGTCGGGCCGTGACTCATACGCATACGCGGGTTACAGCGGCTTCCAGGCGTCCAAGATGCCCAACTGGACCGGAGTAGCGCTATGAGGTGGGCTGGCCTTCTCGTGCTCTGCCTGGCCGGCTGCGGCACTGCTGCCGATCGAAGCGGCATGTACGCAGACCTCGCGTGTGAGACGGCATACGCCGTTGTGCGTCTGCGTTCGCAGATCACGCCAACGCCTGCACCAAAGCCCTCGGGCAAGTGCGACAACTGCAACGGGACAGGCATCATCGGAGACGGCACCGTGAAGATTCAGTGCCCAGAGTGCAAAGGAACCGGTAAACGATGAATCTCGACGGCCTGCAAAAGCACGTATGGCGTTCCTTGCCAGCCCGGCGGCTTCTCGCCGGACGGTCCACGGTGAACGATTTAGTGCAGCTCACGATCGAGGCATGGCCCACCGACTACATGAACGCGGCTGCATCGGATGAGGAGCGAGCAATCGTGGCCGCCGATATCGAGCGTTCAGTGAAGCGACTGCATCAGGCCTGCTCCAATGTCGACTCGGCCTCCTATGGCATGCTGTGGGCGTTCCTGCTGCAAGGCCTTGTGTCATTGATCGTCCAGAAGATCCTGGAATGGTGGCTTGAGCAGCGAGCCAATCGGGCATTTCTCATCGTTATGAAGCATGAGCTAACCAAATGAGCGACGAAGTCAAAGCGACACTGGCCACCATCATCGAAAGATGGGGATTCCCTGTACTGGTTGCGGTAGCCTGCGGCTGGATGCTGCGGCAGGATGTCCTGCTGCCTCTTGTGCAGGCCCACACCAAGTTCCTCGAGCAGCTGGGCGACACGCAAAAAGACATCTCCAAGGCACTTGGTGAGCAGACGCGTTTGCTGTACGCGTTGCAGCCACGCTCAGGTGAGAGCGGGTATGTGTCGAGTGCAACATCTACGGATGCTGAGACAAAGAACTGATGCCCAGCAGGATGCCCACGCACAGGCCGCCGCGACTACGTGCGCGTTACACGCGTGACGATAGCACCAGGCCGAGCGCGTCGGCGCGTGGCTATACCGACAAGCGGCACCGCCTTTGGAGGCAAGCCGTGCTTACCCGTGACTCTTGGGCATGCGTGGACTGTGGCCGCATCGACCAAGCCAACCACGCCGACCACATCGTTCCGGTGAGTCAACGGCCAGACCTGCGGTACGACGTGAACAACGGCGCGTGTCGATGCCGGTCGTGTCACTCGAGGAAGACCGTAAGGGAGACTGCTGGCCGCAAACATTGACATTGAGCGCATGCTGCATGGAACAAGGAGGTTTGTTCCATGTGCCGGCAGAATGAGTGCGTTGATTGCCATCAGGTTTTTGTGTGTCCAGCCAGAAGGGGGCCAATTTCCAAGCGATGCGGCCCATGTCAACAAGCGGCAAACCTGGCTAGATCAAGGGAAAGCAATCGAAAAAAAGCTGATGCGGGACATTTGCGAGTGTGCTTGCATTGCAATCGCCAATGGCTTGCCAGGCACCCTAAATCCAAGTTTTGCAGTCGTCATTGCCAATACATTTCAAGCGGTGGTCGGGTCTTGCTGAATTGCCAGCAGTGCAACAAGCAATTCGCAACAAACCTCACTCGCAAAGCCCAAGGGCATAGGTTCTGTGGTAGAGCGTGCATGCGGGAAGCACTGCGGCCAATAAGCAAGAACTGCATTGAGTGCGGTAAACAGTTCAGGAGATCGCCCAAAGGGCCAAACGGCAAGAACGACAAGGCTTTGTACTGTTCAAAGCCATGCTACTTCACGGCTGTTAGAGCCGGTCGCGTATCAAGGGACAATTCCGCCGTCGAAAGAGGACGCTGGCACAAGGGCGGCATGTATGCAAGTGCCCCATCGGTCAAATGGGCTCGCACAGTGGAGCAGGCAATGCGTGGCGTGCATCAGCACGGTGCTGGATTATGGGAGGCTATTGCAGCGACGAAGTGGTGTGAGGCTTGCGGCAACGCTTGCAAGCCAGGTGCGTCTCGGTTTTGCAGTTACCAATGCAACAAGAACTGGCGAGAACCAAGGCAGTGTAAATGCGGAAAGACGGTTGAAAACGCGACGGCCTTCGGCCCGCCTCCGCATTGCAAGGATTGCAGGAAAGCTGCTCTTGCGAAACAGAGACGAGAACTTAAAAAACGCGTCGGCGACTATCGCAAGCGATGTAGGAAGTACGGTGGTTTTTACAATCCGAAATGTAGAAGAAAGGACATACTGCTCCGCGACGGATTAAAGTGCCACGTGTGCGGTTGCAAGTGCCATAATGGCGCTAACTTCAATCATCCGAGGGCTGCAACGGTTGACCATCACCCGATACCATTGAGTAAAGGTGGTGACCACGATTGGCACAACGTGCGGTGCGCTTGCAGGCAGTGCAACAGCAGAAAGAGCGATGCGTGGGATGGCCAGCGTAGGCTGCCCATGCGAGGGGCCTGCTAGCCATGCCAACTTGGCATGCCACCTACCACGGTCGTAACCTCGGAGCGCGCGGCCGCAAATTGAAACGACGTTTTTCCCGGCAATTTGTGGGGTAGTCGTATGCCGAAGGGACGCAGGCCGCTACCGGCCTCTGTGAAAAAGCTGGCCGGGAACCCTGGCAAACGGAAGATCCGGCCGGACCTTCCGGCGCCGGTGGGCTCGCCGCCGATGCCGAAGCGATTGCTCGTCGAGCCGCTTGCCGTCGAGAAGTGGAACGAGTTCGTGCCGCTTCTTCTGGAGCTCGGCACGTTGACGCTGGCCGACGGCGAAGCCTTGGCGACTTTGTGCGAGGTGTACGCTGCTTCGCAGGCGTGTCTGCTCGAGCTGCGTGCCACTGGTCCGGTCATGAGGACGGACCTTGGCGGCGTGAAACCGAACCCGGCCGGGCCGCTATATCGAGGATTAGTGAGCCTGCAGGCTTCGCTAATGGGCGAGTTTGGATTGACTCCTACCAGCAGGACGCGGCTAGGTGCCAAGCAAGAAAAGCCGACCGACGAAGTCGAAGACTTCTTCAAGCTCCACGGCGCCTGATCTCTGCAAAGAGGGCCAGGCCAAGTACGAGCGTGTTGTTCACTTCTTCGAGAAGATCCTTCGCCACAGCAAAGGGCAGAACGCCGGCAAGCCGTTCAAGCTCTTGCCGTGGCAGCATCACGTAATGCGTGAGCTCTTCGGCCGGCTGCACCCAGACGGCACACGGAAGCATCGCGTCGGGTACATCGAGCTCCCGAAGAAGCAAGGCAAGAGCACGACGCTGGCTGGCATTGCGTTGTACATGACCGCTTTTGACTCGGAGCCGGGTGCCGAGGTCTACGGTGCGGCCTGCGACCGCGAGCAGGCTGGCATCATCTACCGCGAGGCGGCGTCGATGGTGCGGGCTTCGCCTGCGTTGTCGCGGCACCTCGAGGTGATCGACAGCCGGAAGACGATCGTCCATAAGGCCAGCAACTCGTTTTATCGTGTTCTGTCGGCCGATGCGTTCAGGGCCGAGGGTCTCAATATCCACGCGCTTCTTTTCGATGAACTTCACGCCCAGCGGGACCGCAGGTTGTGGGATGCCCTGCGGTACGGCGGTGCGGCCAGACGCTCGCCGCTGCTACTGTCAATCACGACGGCAGGCTACGACCGCAAGAGCATCTGCTGGGAACAGCATGCCTACGCTGAGCGGTGCATTGCCGACCCGACCGTCGACCCTGCCTTCTTCGGGTGTATCTACGCGGCGGCGCCGGAGGACGATTGGAAAGCGTCCAAGACTTGGCACAAGGCCAACCCGTCGCTGGGCGAGACGATCACCGTCGAGTCTTTCGCGGCCGATGCCCGCGAGGCCGAGCAGTCGCCCTCCAAGCTCAACGCGTTCCTTCGCTACCGGCTCAACGTCTGGACAACGCAGGACGTGCGGTGGATCTCGCCTGACACATGGGCCAAGTGCGGCGGGCCGCTGTCACCCGACCTCGAGCAGCGGGAGTGGTACGCGGGCCTCGACCTTGCAACCACGTACGACCTCAGCGCCCTGGTGCTTGTGAGTCAGGCCGACGACGGCTCGTTCGACGTGATGCCGTGGTTTTGGGTGCCGCAGGAGAACGCTGCCGAGCGGACGCAGCGGGACAAGGTGGACTACATCGGCTGGATTCGTGACGGGTACATCCGGGCCACGGATGGCAACGTCACCGACTACGACGTGATCCGGCGAGACATCGTCGAACTGTCGCAGAAGTTCAACATCCGGCAGGTGGGTATCGACCGCTGGAACGCCACGCAGCTGGCAACACAACTGCAAGGAGATGGCCTCCAAGTGACAGGATTTGGGCAGGGCTATGGCTCGATGTCGAGCCCGAGCAAGCAACTGGAAAACCTTGTGCTGTCGGAGCGTATTCGCCACGCGAACCATCCGGTGCTGTCGTGGATGGCCGGAAACGTGGCTGTGCAGTCGGACCACCAGGGCAACATCAAGCCAAGCAAGGCCAAAAGCACCGAGCGTATCGACGGCATTGTGTCGCTGGTCATGGCTCTCGGACTGCATGCCGTAGCTACCACGACGCCACCCGACCAATCCTGGGACATCATCACGCTATGAGCGAAAACGCTGCCGCCGATTTCAAGATGCTCGACCTGCGTGGCATCGAGTGGCACGACATGGGCGGCACCCGCACGGCCTCCGGTATCCGCGTCACTGCCGATACGTCGATGGCCTGCTCGGCCTACACGGCCTGCATCCGCGTCATCTCTGACGCTGTGAGCTCGCTGCCACTCCACGTCTACGAGCGGCTGCCGAACGGCGGCAAGGCCAAGGCCGCTACCAACCCGGTCTACCGGCTCCTGCACATGCAGCCGAACCCGTGGCAGACGGCTCAAGAGTTCCGGGATTGGATGACCGGCATGTATCTGCACTACGGCGCCAGCTACGCGGAGATCCGCCCAGGTGCTCGAGGTGCGGTCTCGGAGTTGTGGCCGCTGCACTCGTCGCGGATGGAGGCCGAGCGCCTGGAAGATGGCACGGTACGGTATCGCTACCGCGAGCCGAACGGCCGACAGACGGTCTATTCGCAGGACCAGATATTCGCCCTGCGGTTCACGACCGAGGACGGTATCCGTCCGGTGCCGACGTACCAGCTTTTTCGCAATGCCATCGGCCTGGCCCAGGCGTTGGAGGCCCACGGTGCCACCTACTTCGGCAACGGTGCCCGGCCCGGCATTGTCCTGGAGTCTGACAACCCGATCCCGGCCGAAGCGTCGGAGCGGCTCCGGGAGCAGTGGGAGCGGATGCACCGCGGGCCGGACCGGGCACACCGCACGGCGGTCTTGCCGAACGGCGTGAAGGCCCACGAGCTCAGCGGCAGCAACGAGGCGGCGCAGTTCCTTGAGACTCGCCAGTACCAGGTCATTGAGATCTGCCGGGCGTTCCGTGTACCACCGCACATGATTCAAGACCTGACACGCTCGACGTACTCGAACATCGAGGTGCAGGGAACGGAGTTCGTTCAGCACTGCCTGTTGCCGCACCTGAAGCGGTGGGAGGCGGCCATCAGCCGCGACCTCATCGTGGACGACGAGCGTTACTTCGCCGAGCACAGCGTGAGCGGCTTGCTGCGTGGCGATCACGCCAGCCGGTCGGCCTACTACGTCTCGGCCCTGCAGAATGGCTGGATGACGATCAACGAGATCCGCGAGCTGGAAAACCTGAACCCGATCGGGCCGGAAGGCGACAAGCACTTCGTGCAGCTGAACATGACCACGCTCGACAAGGTGGGCAAAGATCCACCGGCACCAGAGCCGATGCCCGAGCCGCCGGCCGAGGACGAGGAAAGCCCAGCCGACGACGCCGAAGACCAATCCGAGGAGGACGACACAGATGGAAATTGAACGCCGCTGCCTGACCGTAGACGAGGCACCTGAGTGCGAGCTGACGATTGAGACTCGCTCCAGCGGGCGAGAAGCGATCCGTGGGCTGGCGGTGCCCTACAACCGCCTTTCCCTCGACCTCGGCGGTTTTAGGGAGCGAATATTGCCTGGCTCCTTCGACAAGGTGCTGAACCGCCAGCGTGGCAAGGGAGAGATCCTCAGCTACTACAACCACAACAGCGACAAGCTGCTAGGCCGCGAGTCTGCTGGCACGCTTGAGATCATCGCTGATGATCGCGGAATCTCCTACGTCGTAGAGCCGCCGGATACTTCGGCCGGCCGGGACGTTCTTGCCCTCGTGCGTTCTCGAAATTTGCGCGGAAGCTCATTTGCATTCACAGTAAGTCAGAAGGGCGAGCGGTTCACGACTGACGAAAACGGCAAGGCTATCCGCGAAATCGTCGAGGCTTCTGGCCTGTACGAAGTCGGCCCAGTAAACGTTCCAGCCTATGGCAGTGCCACTTCTGCTGTTGTTGCTCAGCGCTCGTATGAGGCGTGGCTGGCGGCCCAGGCAGTGGCTATCGAGGCCGACGCCGAGGCCGAGGTGGAGGTTAAGAGGGCCGTGCGTTCCCTGGCCCGTGACGCCGCTGCGGCGTGGACTCTGAGGCTGCGAAATGTCTGACGTTCGGTGCCAGTGCGGTGAGCGTCTGCGGTGCCGATCCAGCAGGCCGGTCGGCAACGAGCGGCAGCGGTATCTTCGTTGTCCGAGGTGCGGCGCTCGCGGCGTGGCGTTTGTCAAAACAACACATTCCGAAGTGCGGTTCTGCAAGGGGCCACGGCCCTAGCCGTAGCGTTGACTCCATCGGCAATACCGCCGGAGGAGAATCACCGCACATGGACAATCTCAAGAAGCTTCAGGACGAAGCCGTTACCCTTGCCAACCGCATCGACGCCGTTCGGGCTGTCGAGTCTGACGACGCCGACAAGATCGCCGAGCGAGACCTCGAGCTCGAGCAGCTGAACAAGCGGGCCGGTGAGCTCGCCAAGAAGGTGGACTTCGAGAAGTCGGTCGCCGAGTCGGCCAAGAACCTCCGGGCGGTGGTCGACCGCTGCACGCCGGCGCCCGAGGCGACCGAAGCTCGCAGCGAGCAGGCCCGCGTCGAGGCGGTTCCGTTCTCCGGTCGGCTTCGTGCGTTCGGCAAGGCCGAAGACGCCTACAAGGCGGGCATGTGGTTCAAGGCGAAGAGCGGCGACGCTCACGCCAAGCGGTGGTGTGAAGACCACGGCGTCGAGGTGCGTGCCCTCGGTGGTGCGTCCGGTGGCGGTGCGAGCTTCGTTCCCGACGTGCTGTCGAGCACCGTTCTGCGTCTCGTCGAGCAATACTCGGCGTTCGCACAGAACGCCACGTCGATCCAGATGCCCAGCGACGTGGTGCTGTTCCCGAAGCGCACGGCAGGCAACTCGGCGGCATGGATCTCGGAGAACTCCGCGATCACTCCGGCCGATCCCAACGCCACCCAGGTCACCGTGACGGCCAAGAAATTGGCGGCGGCCGTGGTCATCTCGTCCGAGCTGCTTCAGGACTCGATCGTGTCGATCGCCGACTGGGTGGCTGCGGAGCTGGCCCTCGGCATCAGCAACGCCGTGGAAACGGCTGCGTGGCTCGGCAACCCGAGCAGCGCTCCGGGTGTCGCGGGCATCGTGACTTCGCACGCTGGCGGTCTGCTCAAGACCACCACGGCAGACACGGTGACGACCTACGACTACGCGGCGTCGCTCGTGGCCGCGGCCGGCGACACGCCGGACGAGGTGACCAAGGCGAACCTGCTCGCGATGATGGCTGCGGTCCCGCAGCATTCGAGAGCGGGAAGCAAGTGGTTCGTGAGCCCGTACTTCTTCGCGACCTGCATGCAGGCTCTCGACCTGAACCAAGGTGGTTCGGTCGGCCTGTCGCAGGGCCTCGGCCTCACGTTCCTCGGCTCGCCGGTCGTGTTCACCGACCAGCTTCCGGGCAGCGACGATGCCACCGGCAAGGTCATGGCCCTCTACGGCGATCTGGCCAACTCCTCGATCTACGGCACCCGTGCGGGCCTGGAGATCCAGAGCAGCGACCAGGTCAACTTCTTGTCCGATCAGACCGTCATCCGTGCGATCGCTCGGGTGGGAATTTCCCACCACACGATCGGCAGCTCGACGGTCGCCGGCCCGGTCATCGCCCTGCGTGGTGTCTGATCCAGCTTGACAGCAGTGCAATCCTGAACGGGCGGTTCTCACGCGAGAACCGCCCGTTCTCTTTTGGAGTTTGCCTGTGCTTATCAAGGTCGGCGGCACCGAGGTCGAGATCCGTGCGGAAGCGATTCTGTCTGGCCCGAGGTTCGGCCCTTTGGCCAACCTGTTCGGCTGGGCACAGGCCCTGATGCCACTCGGCATCCGGCCCACGCTCGGCCAGGGTGCGTTCTGGTCCCAGGTGCTTACTCGCATGATGGAACAGTTCGTCGACCAGTGCGAGTACATCATCACGCTCGACTACGACACGTTCGTTTCCCGGCAGGACATCGAGCAGCTGTTTGCCATGGCGCTGGCGTTTCAGTGTGACGCACTCGCGCCGCTGCAAGTGAAACGGGAAGACGGGCGGCCGATGCTCACGCTCTTGGGCACGCTCGACAATCCGCCAGAGGGCGGTGCCAGCACCCTGCCGGCCACATGGTTTGCCGAGCCTGTGCAGCAAGTCGATAGCGCCCATTTCGGCTGCACGATCATCTCGACCGCGGCCCTCAAGCGAATGAAGAAGCCGTGGTTCTGGGAAGAGCCAGACCCACAGGGCAGCTACGGCGAAGGCCGCGTGGACTCGGACATCGGCTTCTGGCGCACGTGGCGAGACTCGGGCAACAAGGTTTTCGTAACGCCGCGAGTGTCAATCGGGCACGGAGAGTACGTCGTGACCTGGCCGGGCCGCGATCTCGGCAAGCCTGTTTTTCAATACACGGGCGATTGGATGCGGGCGAACAAGGCACCCGAAACTGCATGGAGCGTAGGACAATCGTGAAACTGAAGTTTGTACGGTCGTGGCGTTCCTATTGCTCCGGCCAGACGGTCGACATACCCGGCGGCCTGGCCGCTGAACTGATCGCCCGAAAGGTGGCAGTCGAGGACAAGCAAAAGTCGTTGATTGAAACCGCTGCTGTCGAAACGCCAGTTAAGACGGCCGACGCCACGCCACGCAGGAAAAGCAAGCGATGACGTACCGCAGCCTCACCAGATCGTCTCAGCCTGTCGTGGAGCCCGTGACCATCACGGATGCCAAGGCCCACCTGCGCGTCGACACCGACGCTGACAACACCTACATCATGGGTCTGGTGGCAGCAGCTCGAGCATGGGTCGAGGAGTACCTGGACCGCTCGCTGGTGCACACGCAGTGGACCATGCGGCTGGACGGCTTCCCGCCGAACGGCCTGGACAACCTCGAGCTGCCGAGGCCGCCGATGGCAACCGCCTCGGCCGTCTCCGCGGTAGCGATCACGTACACCACGGAGACCGGTGCCGTGGTCGTGTTTCCATCGCACGAGTACCGGGTCGACCGGAACTCCACGCCGGGCGCCATCAGCCCGCTGTACGAGCAGGCGTGGCCAGTGCATCGCCGAGACGACAACTCCGTGACGATTACGTGGTGGGGCGGGTACGGCGAGGACGGCCGCAGCGTGCCCACGCAGGTGAAGCACGCCATGCTCCTGCTGGTTGCCCACTGGTACGACCGCCGCGAGGCTGTGCTGACCGGCAGCATTTCCAAGGAAATCGAATTCGGCGTGAAGTCGATGCTCGACTCCTGCCGCTGGAGATAATTCCGATGAGCACCTACGAACAACTGCCCGGCCAGCTTGGTCTCTCGCTGCGGCGTGGCGACGAGCTTGGCACGACCATCGACTTCTCGCCTACGACGATGACTGGCTACACGGTGTCGGCCGTCATCACGTCTCTCGTTACCGGCAGCACGGTGGCGGCGTTCCAGACCACGCTGACCAACGCAGCGGCCGGCATCGTCAATATCGCACTCACGGAGCAGCAGACGGCCGCCCTGCCGGTCGGCACGTACGGCTGGCGTCTTGAATGGGATGCACCCGGCAGCGTGCGGCGTACGGCACTGCAGGGCCTTGTGGAGGTAGTCGGGTGACGACCACCGCAACCGTCAACAGCAGCCCGATCACAGCCACCGTATCCGGTGCGTCTGTGTCGGCAACCGTCACGAGCTCGAGCACGTCGGCGAGTGCGTCCGGCGGATTCGGGCCTGCCGGAGCAGCAGGCGCGGCGGGCGCGGCCGGAGCCACTGGTCCGCAGGGTTCGCAGGGTCCGCAGGGCGAGACGGGTCCGCAAGGGCCACAAGGTGCGACGGGAGCTATCGGCCCGCAGGGCGTGGTTGGTGCCACAGGACCGCAAGGCGACACCGGCCCGCAAGGTGCCACAGGTCCAGCTGGTGCGGTTGGAGCCACGGGAGCCACGGGAGCGAAAGGCGACAAGGGCGATCGAGGCGACACGGGCTCCCAGGGGCCAGCAGGCGAGACAGGCCCACAGGGGCCGCAAGGCGTGACGGGCGCCACGGGACCGCAGGGAGAGACAGGACCGCAAGGGCCGACCGGCCCGCAGGGCGCGACAGGTGCTCAGGGTCCGCAGGGTGCAACCGGCGCGCAGGGGCCGGCAGGCCCAACCGGTCCGCAAGGGCCAACTGGCGACACGGGGGCCACAGGTCCGCAGGGTGCAACCGGGCCAGCTGGAACGACCTCGTGGAATGGAATCACAGACAGGCCGACCACGTTCACTCCCGCCAGCCACGCCAGCAGTCACGCCGCAGCAGGCAGCGATCCGCTGACGATTACGGCGGCGCAGGTGAGCGACTTTTCTTCGGCGGTCGCGGCGGCTTCGTCTGCGGCTTCGCCTGACTCCATACACCCGTTTCTTCTGATGGGAGGCTGACATGCCACAGACGCACAAAGTTCTTGGGCAAACCAGCCCAGCGGCTACCACGCTCGCCTCGCTCTACACTGTGCCGTCTGCCACCCAGGCGATTGTCTCGACGGTCACGGTGTGCAACATAGCAGCGACGGCGACCACCTATCGGATCGCAGTGCGACCCGCTGGTGCTTCCATCGCAACCTCGCAGTATCTGGTTTACGACGCTGCACTGCCTGCGAATGACACGGTGACGCTCACGCTCGGCGTGACGCTGGCGGCGACTGACGTTGTGAGTGTCTTTGCCGGTTCTGCCGACGTGGCGTTTCACGCCTACGGCGTGGAGATCACATGACGATCCGCAACGCATCGCAGTCGCTGGCAAGTGCCTCTCGGCTACGGGCGGCGATCAGCCGCACTATACGGGTACTGGTCGTCGGCGGCGGTGGAGGTGGCTCTAGCGCGTCAGCCTCGAACCGTGTTGGTGGTGGCGGTGGTGGAGGCGGCGTCGTGGATTCCAGTACGGAGATCATCTTGGGCGTGCTGTACACGGTGCGAATTGGTGGCGGCGGTGCGGCTGGCGCGATTGGAAACTGGTCACGTTTTCACGACTTCACTGCCACCGGCGGCGGCGGCTCTGCGGGCACGACTTATTTTCAAATGGGGACGGGGCCGGGAGTGATTGGTTCATCGCCTCGCCAGGCGTCCCTGTTTCCGCACCAAGGGTTTAGCGGAGGTCTGGGAGCAACAACAAACACGAATTTCCTGCACGGCGGCGGCGGTGGAGGTGCTGCCGCGCAGGGTGGTGATGCGACGACTTCGGCAGGCGGCAATGGCGGTGCTGGCAGGCAAAGCACAACTCCTGTGAGTAGCACTAACTTTGGCGGCGGTGGTGGTGCTGGTCAGAACAACAACGCGAACAACGTCACGACAGCAGGGAGTGGCGGCACGGGCGGCGGCGGCAGCGGAGGAACTACCGGGGCCGGTTCGGCAGGCTCAGCAAACACTGGCGGCGGTGGCGGCGGCGGAGCATCGCCCGCAAACGCAGCCGGGGCGGCTGGAGGCTCTGGCGTGGTCGTGCTTCGGTATTCGGCTGGACTGAATCTGACCGTTGGCGTTGGTCTTACAGCCACAACGACCACAAGCGGATCGGACAAGATAACCACGATCACCGCTGGCACTGGAACCGTCACGTTTAGGTGAGACCGCAATGGCACACTACGCATTTATCGACGAAAACAACGTAGTTACCGAGGTGATTGTCGGCAACGACGAGACAACCGGCGACTGGGAGTCGCACTACGCTGCGGCGGTCGGTCTTCGCTGCCTGCGAACCAGCTATCACACTCTCGGCGGGCAGCATCTCACCGGCGGCGTGCCGTTCCGGCTCAACTACGCAGGCATCGGCTACACGTACGACGAGCGGCTCGATGGCTTCATTCCGCCATGTCCCGGCGAAGGTTTTGTGCTGAACGAGGCTACGGGCCTTTGGGTCGATCAAGCGTTCGTCGAGGAGGCCACATGATCCGACCAGGCGACTTACGCGAGCGGGTGACTGTGCAGGTGGCCAGCGGCACCACCAATGCTCTCGGCGAGACCGTGCTGGCGTGGTCCGACTCGTCGGCTGTGTGGGCCAGCGTCGAGGGCGTGTCGGCCCGCGAGGCCCTGTCGGCAGGCCAGCAGGAAACCACCGTGACGCACAGGCTACGGCTGCGGTATCTGCCCGGCCTCACCAGCCAGATGCGGTTCGCGTGGCGTGGCCGCACGCTGGAGATTGCCAGCCTGCTCGAGCACGGGCACCGCACCGAACACGAAGCAATTTGCATGGAGCGTCGCAATGGCTGAACAGGTCGGCATCAGGATCACGACGAACATTCCTGGGCTTGAAAGCATCCGCAATGCGTTCGAGTCCCTGCCGAAGAACCTGGCCGCCAAGCACATGGCGGCCGGGCTGAGGCGTGCCGCAGAAAAGGGCGGCACGCTGCAGGCCCTGAAGTCAGCCACGCCGAGAGGCCCTACCGGGAACCTCCGGCGGTCGATCGCCGTGAAGAGTAAGCGGTACCCGCGAACCGGTGTTGGTATCGCCATCCTTGGGTTCAAGTCTGGCCGGAAGATGAACGAGCCGTACGACAACACAAAGCTGGGCTACCACCAGGGGCTCGTCGAGTTCGGCACCAAAGAGCGCTTCCGCCGCACGAAGGACGGCCGCATGGTGTCGACCGGGAAGATGCCGGTCGGCGGCTCGTACGGTCGGCCGCCAATCCGGTCGGCATGGGAGCAGACCCGCGCGCGTGTTGAGTCGCTGATGGTCGAGGAAATGACCAACGCTTTCGATAAGGCCGCCCGCGAGCTGGCCGACAAAATCAAGTCACTCCAAGGGCCTTTCTAATGGCGCTGAAATCTCCCGAGGCGGTTCTCAGAAACGCCCTTATTTCGGACACCGACGTTCAGGCGTTGGTCAGCGGCAGGATCTACCCGCTGCGATACGTCGGGCCGTCGCCGATCCAGTTTCCGATCATCATCTGGCGGCGTGCCCGCGTCCTGCGTGAGATGGCAATGAGCGGGCCGGTCGGCCTGCCGAAGGTGACGGTCGAACTCTACGTCTACGGCGTGACCTACGAGGCGGCACGGGATCTGGCGGACAAGTGCCGCCGCGTTCTGGATGGGTTCGCTGGCAGTCTCGACAATACGGAGGTGCGGCAGTCGTTTCTGGTGGACGAGGCCGACGACCTAGTGGAAATCGACGGCGCGGAAAACTCGCTCTATCTCGTTCGACAAACCTACGAAACTTTTTGGCTGGAGACATAATTCATGGGAAGCCACGCTCAGGGCACGACACTTACTTTTGCTGGCTCAAGCTACACGGTCACGAGTATCACCTACTCGATGAACGACGTGTCGGCAGGCGACACCATCGACGTTTCGCACCTTGGGCAATCGGCGGGCAGCAACGTGCTCACCATGGATCGACCGCTCAAGGGTTCCGCCACCGACACGGGCCGCGAGGTCAGCATCGAGTACCTGGGCACCGCGCCGATCACTGACGGGGCCACCGGCACGCTGGCGATTTCCGGCGGCCTGACGCTTTCGGCGGCCGCCACTGTCAGTTCGTCGAGCGTCACGCTGACGGTCAACGACGCCACGCGTGGCCAGGCAACGTTCCGGGTCGCGCGAGTCTAGTCACGGAGGTTTCCGTGGCGACGTACTCGCAGGGCTGTGTGGTTTCGTTTGCCGGGTTTTCGATCACGGAGCTGACCAGCGTGCAGCTGGAGCTGGGCGGCGGCATGCCCGTCAGTCGCAGCGGCGGCTATGCACCCAGCGGCGGCAGCGTCAGCGTCGAGGGACTCGCTCCAGCGAATTTCAACTGGGGCCAGTACGGCAATCTCAGCATCAGCGGCGGCGGCGTGAGCTTGACATACAACGCAGTATGCACAGGCAAGGGAGCCACTGCGGCTGCCAACGATGTGACGCGTTACACGTTCACGTTCGACCTGATTGGATGACAACCGTGGCACTGACAAAAGAACAGATTCTCGCAGCAGACGATCTCGGCCTCCTCGAGGTCAAGGTAAAGGAGTGGGGCGGCAGCGTCTTTATTCGCGTGATGACATGCGGCGAGCGTGACTCGTACGAGAACGACTGGGTGGCGAACAAGGGCAAGGGCGTCGAAAATTTCAGGACCAAGTTTTTGGCGCGTTGCCTGTGCGACGAGAAAGGCGCGCGGCTGTTCACCGACGCGGAGGTGGAGCAGCTGGCGAAGAAGTCGGCCAAGGTCATGAGCCGAGTGTGGGCCAAGGCCATGGAGCACAACGCACTCACCGACAAGGACGTGGAGGAACTCGCAAAAAACTAGCAGTCCGCCCGACGCGTGTTTTTCTGTTTCGTCTGGCGGCACATCTCGGAATGACGGTCAAGCGGTTGTGTCAGGAAATGGACAGCCGGGAGTTTGCTGAGTGGATTGCGATCCACCGGCACTTCCACCCACTTCCTGACACATGGCGGCAGACGGGCCTGGTGGCCAGTGCGACGCTCGCGCCGTACTGCCCGCGCGGCAGGACACCGAAGGTCGAGGACTTTGTTCCGATAGTGAAAGGCCCGCAGCACGAACTGCAGATTCAAGAGGCGTTGGAACAGCTGGCACGAGACTTGGCGGGTGAATAATGTCGACGGTAATCGGACTCGGCGTGCAGTTCTCGGCCAATGCCAACGGCATGACCAAGGGACTGTCGCAGGTCGACAGGCAGCTGCAGAACCTCGGCAAGCAAGCGGCGGCGGCGGCGTCGCTCTTTGACTCGTTCACATCCTCAAGCGGTG